AACCTTGTAACAAGACCAAAGACTCAATTATGTCTGGTATTCGCACTATTAGCGACAAATTGAAGGTATTAGAAGGCACAGGTAAACCAAAACTGTTTATTTCCTCTGTTTGTAAGAATTTAATTTTTGAATTTGAGGCATATCATTACCCTGAAGAAAAAGAAGACCGCAATGCCACCGAAATGCCCATAAAAGAAAATGACCACGCCTTAGATGCCCTTAGATATTTGGCACTTTCTGTACACAATACCAATCGCGCTACCGTATTCAAGCCATCATTCTATACTAAAAATAAAAAACGTAAATAACACTTACTTTATAAGGGTATAATATACTTATGAACTATAATTCAACTAATAATGAAGTTAAAAAGAATTCTTCTAAAAAAGACCCTGTAAATATTGTAGTAAGTGCTTATGATGAACACCGCACTTATGCTGAATCTAACTATCACGATACATGGGAAGATGCATGGAATGTATTTAACTGTAAACGTGTAAAAAAATCATACGATGGTAATGCCGATTTAACTGACCCTATGGTCTATTCATCAATTCGTACCGCACTTGCCAACATCATAGCTGGTAAACCTAAATTCTCTTTCTTCCCTACAAGGGCTGACCAACGAACCGATACCAAAGTACTAAACTCCTTAATGGACTTCTGGTGGGATGTAAATGATATGGATATCGTATCTGTTCCTTGGATTAAAGACGTATTAATCTATGGTACTGGTGTATTATTCACCCACTGGGATATGACCAGACCTAAAATCTTCCATCAACCACTACGTGACTTCTTTGTAGATCCTATGGCTACTCGACCTGGTGCACAAACTGATGCTCGATATATGGGTAGACGCTTTTTAGCATCTAAAGATGAACTCAAATCTTATAAGATGTTCGATATTGAAACAGGACAATTCAAACCTCTATATGAAAACATTGATGAAGCCGGTATGGAAGCAAGTGTTGATGATGAAGATTTCGATAAAGATACAAAAGATATGTTTATGGGTTCAACAGTTAATCGTGCTCAAGCTAAACAGATTGAAGTTATTGAATACTGGACTAAAGACCGCGTAATTACTATTGGTAACCGTTCTACAGTATTAAGAGATACCAAGAACGAACTAGGTTGCTTCCCATTCATTGTTCAACGAAACGACATAGATGGTTCTTTGTTCTATGGTAAGGGTGAAGTTGAAAACAACATTGACCAGCAAGAATACCTAAATGACCTTATTAACCAGTCACTAGATAACATGACCTACTCACTAAACAACATGTGGCGTGTTGACCCAGCCTTTGCTGATATGGCAGATGAAATTGAATCTATACCTGGTGCAGTTTATGCCCTACCTGATGGTGCTTTATCTGTTATTGATAAGCCAGTACAAAACTTTGCAGTATTCCAAGAACGCAATGCTATAAAAGAAACTATTCGAGAAACTACCGGTATTGACCAAGTAGTTAAGGGTGTAGGTCAGGGTCGTGGTAATGCAGACATTACTGCTACTGAAGTATCTCAACAGGTACAATCAGCTCAGACTAGCTTCTCAATGAAACTTACTATGCTAGAAAACGAAGGCTACAAGTATCTAGCCTATGTCTGGCTTAAGATGGCACAACGATATTTAGACAACACTGCTCTAGTACGCGTTGTAGGCCCAGAGGGAGCTCAATTTGAAGGAATTGACATAGATGAATTCCAAGGTAACTACGAAGCTAAAGTGCAGTTAGACGCCACCACAAAGCGTCTACAGACCGAAGAAATCAAACGCTATCAAGCACTTTACTCATCATTGGCACAAAACCCATTAATTGAACAAACTGAACTTACTAAGATGATAATGGAACGTGTATTCGAACTAGACAAAGATGAAGCAGAACGACTACTTGCTCCACAAGGACAACCAGGTGGCGAAACTATGCAGAATATGCAACAGGTACAACAGGGTCAGCAATTAGAACAGCAGGCTATGGAACAAGCTATTCAGCAACAACCCCAATTACAACAAGACATGACTGGTGGACAGCCAATGCCAGAAGCTGGTATGATGTCACCAAATGCAGGAATCTAAAAACAATCAACAAGATAAACAGACGGCTAAAATAAAAGCCAATTATTTATCTATGTTCAAATCAGATGGCGGTAGACATTTATACCGCAAGATACAAGAAATGGAACAATCAGCCTTAGATAGGGCTGTAGCTAGTGATGATGAATCATCTGCTATGCATGCTATCTACGAAGTTAGAGGACTTAGAAGATTGCGAGCATATATTGACATAGCTACCGATAATAAGCTAAAGTAGTATTACAATTTCGTTTTAAGCGAGAAAGCCCCATAATAGTCGAGGGGCTTTTTCAATATCATACAAAACAAAGCACTTGACAAGCTGTATAATAAAAGGGCAAGTATATTAACAATTAAACGAGGAGAATTCGTGGAACAAGAACAGACCACAACCGACACTGGTGTTCAACAAACTAATGGCGCTGAACAAAGTACATCACCAAGTACCGAGTCAGCACAACCTGAGGTAGAACAACGAGTAGAGGCGGAAAGCAATGTAACCGAAGATTCCAGCCCTGTGGAGTCATCTGATTCATCAGATAGCACTTCTAATGATGATTTGTCTAAATGGGCTGAAAGTAAGGGACTTAATTTAGAAGACCCTGAATCAGTACAAAAGCTCGCCAAATCTTATCGGGAAGCCGAAAAGAAACTACACGAGACTACACAGACTAAATCAGAGTTAGAAAAGCAACTGGTACCACCTGGTAATGAATATCAATTCACACCTGATGGTAACTTAGATGTGTATTCAGAAGTACAAAATGTGAAGACGCAGTTAAACCTGCAAAACTTCTACATGGAGAACCCTGATGCTCGCACCTATGATGAGAAGATGGCAGAAATAGCCTTAGAAAAACCTGAACTTGGATTATATGCCAAGAACTCTGGAGATTTTTCTGTCTTACTAGCATTAGCTAAACAAGGTGATGAAAGACAGCAAGGTGGCAGGGAAGCTTTGCAAAAACTTGCGGATAAACAACAAGCTGCCGTGGCTGGAGCTGCTGCAAGTGTACCTGTTGGAAATCAACCAAAAGTAACCCGAGCTGTTATGCAAGAAAGACTTGCTGCCGGTGATACAGAATGGTTCGACCAAAATCAGGACACAATTAACAGCTTAATGGCAGAAGGCAAGCTTGAGTAAACCAAACACATTAACAATTAAAAAAAGGATATAAATTACTATGGGTAATGTAACTACAACTACCGCAGCTAATTTTATACCAGAAGTTTGGGCTGCAGACATTCAGAAGCACACCAAGGCTAATCTAGTTCTTGCTGACCTCGTTAAGAGAGCTGATGCTGATGTCGCTCAATTCGGTGACAAAGTTCACTTTCCATTCCTAGCAGAAGTTGCTGCTCGTGATAAAAGTGCTGGTACCGATGTAACTTTTGACGCTGCAACAGAAAATGAAATACAATTAGATATTGACAAGCACAAATACTTCGCTTTCGTAGTCGAAGATATTGTAAAAGCTCAGAGCAAGTACGACCTTCGTGCTGCTTACACTGAAGCTGCTGGTTATGCAATGGCTAAGGCTATTGACAGCTCTCTAGCTACACTAGCTACCGGTCTTTCACAGACTGTATCAGCTGGTGCTGCTCTTGAAGACGTTGACGTAATCGACGCTATTCAGACTTTGGATGCTGCTGACGTTCCACGAGAAAATCGTGCTTTCGTTATTCATCCTGAAGCTATGGCTGATCTACGTGCACTAGATAAGTTCACTCGTTACGACGCTGTTGGACAAAATGGTGTACAGAACGGTCGTAACAATGGTCTAGTAGCTAACGTATATGGCATCGACGTGTACATGACTACTCAGATTACCACTACTGCTGGTACTCCTGACCTTCTTAACAACATGATGTTCCACCGTGACGCTTTCGTTGCTGCTATTCAAGTAGCTCCTAAAGTAGAAAGTGAATACTCAGTTGACAAACTAGGTTTCAAAGTAGCTGCTCACACTATTTTTGGTGTAAAAGAACTACGCGATAACCACGGTGTTCGTGTAACTCTACAAAGCTAATAATAATTAGCATTTAGCATAGCTAACTAATTAACCCCCAAATGGGGGTTTTTTAGTATTGTATAATTAAAATATAAATTAATTAAATTTATTTAAGGATAAAAATGAGTCAAGCGACAAGACAATACGAAAATAATAGCAAAGTTCAGCTTAATAGTTTATCTACTAAAATCGCTGGTGAAGATTTAACCAACGATGTATTAAAGATTAGAGATAACGCTACTTACACTAACATTACTGCTAGTGCATTGATTAAGACTGGTGCAGGCGTACTTAAAGGTATCGTAGTAAACTCTCATAGCTCAGGAACACTCAAGTTATGGGATAACACTGCTGCTTCAGGAACTGTAATATTTAACACTATTACTTTTGCTGCTGGTCCTAACTTTATTAAACTACCAGCTGTAGAGTTCTCAACTGGTCTGTATGCAACTATTGGCGGTACTGCTGATATAACCCTACTTTGGAAGTAACAATGGCTAATTACGAAGTCACTGCTACAGATGAAACAAAAGGTCACATATCTTTTGATGTACTTTTAGACGGAGATATTATCCTTTCAGATACCCGTTGTGATGTATCACTAGATGACTTAGAAGCACAAGACACTGAACTTACTCGTTTCTCAGATGTAGTCATAGCTGATTATCAGGTAGGAGAATAAAATGCCAAGGTCTGCTGCATCTGACAGATTAGTAATCAGAGATATGGGCAAATCTGGTTCTTTTAACGGAAGTAGCACTTATTGCACTGTTCCAATTACTCCATCACTTACTGCATTTAGTTATGCTTTTTGGACTAAACCTGGAACTAATTTAACCACTAACGCTCGTATATTAGATTATTCAGATGGCGGTCCATTAAATGGATTTACCTTTGTTTTAAGTCTATCAGGTAGTAGATTTGCTTTTGCTCCAACATTTTTGAATAATTTAGGTAATGTAGGTTCATTT